CCCAGCGATGGGCGATACGGCCGTGGCAACGCTGTTCAGGCGTCCGGCCGCGCTGTTGCTCGACTGGTCCGTGGTCTGCTGCTGCTGCTGCTGTTGCGTGGGCGCAGCGCCGACTGCGTGCGTAGCGGCATTGTCCATCGAGTCCATGCGGAAGACGTCGCTCTGGCTGAGGTTGTCGCCGGTGGCGTTGGAGAGCGCCCGGTCACGGTCACTGAGCAGCTGCTGATAGGCCTCGTCCATCTGCGGCTCGTTGTCGAGGTAAGCCTGGTTGGCCTGCTGCCACTCGGCGCCGAGCAGGTCGCCCGCCTCGTACTGTTCCGTCGGCAGGGGGATGCCGAGCTCGCGGTACTTCTCGGCCAGCGGCGACTCGGTGGTGGTCTCGCGGTAGAACTGCCCGTCGGGCCCGACGATGATCGTGCCGCCGCTCGAGGTCTGGTTGCCGTCCTGGTCGTAGGTCGCACCGATCGGGCCGGGCTGGGTCTGCTGCTCCTCCTGGTACGGCTTGACCAGATCGTCGGCGTCGTCGAAGGCCGACTGCCAGTTGATCGCGGCGTCACCGGTCAGCGGCTCACCGGCCGAGTCGTACTGGAACGACGGCGGCAGGAACGAGCGGATGGCATCCGCCTGGGCCTGCAGATCGGGGTCGGGGTTGTCCGTGGCTGCGTTGGCATCGGCCTGCTGGATGAGCTGGCGCATCTGGCTCACCGCGGTGCGCGGCGAGCGACCGGCCTGCACCGCCTGGGCGACGATGCCCTCGAAGGAGACCTCGCCCGCCTGGGCGTTGGTCAGCCACTGGTTGAACTGCTGCGTGGCCGGGCGGGCGATCAGCTCGCGCTCCACCGTGGGCGCGAAGGAGTCACCAGCGAACGACCCGGCGCCCATCAGCGCAGCGATCATCGGGTCGCTGCTGAGGTCCATGAAGTCCTGTAGGTAGTTGCCCTGGCGCCCGGCCTCCTCGAGCGTGCCTGCGTCCTCAGGGTCTTGGCTCGGAGGGATGAACCCGCCCAGCGACTGCTGCTGCATCATCGAGGGGTCGAAGCCGAAGCTGAGCTGACCCAGCTGATCGGCGCCTGCCGCGCCCTGCCAGGGCGCGGCCTGGGCCCCGCCCTGGCTCAGTAGGTACTGGATGATCGCCTGCGTCGTCGGGTCGAGCCCGCCGCCCCAGCTGTCGCTCATCGGGCACCGCCCTGCTGGATCGCCGCGATCAGCTTCTGGAAGTTGAGGCCGGGGATGTTCGCTGACTGGCTGATCAGGTCGAGGATCGGCTGCAGTCGTGCCTGCTGGGTGGTGTTGCCCTGGGTCCAGTTGGCCTGGTTCACAGCCTGCTGGCCCTGGGCATTCTGGCTGGCGTACTGCTGGCGCATCAGGCTGTTCTGGTAGTCACGCTCAGCAGCCTGCTGCTGCCAGGCGTTCTGCGCCTGGGCCTGCTGGTTGGCGATGCCGCCGCGCAGCCCGAGCGCCTGCGCACCGAGCTGCTGACGGCCGTAGTTGGCGTCCATCGCCACCTGCTGCATGCGGCTGCCCTGGCTGGCCTGCTGACTCGCCGAGAGCACCTTGAGCAGGTCCTGGAACGTGCCCTGGTCCTGCGTGTTGGCCTGGTTCACCTGCGCCGCGGCGTCGGGGCTGGCGACCCCACCGGCCGTGGCCATCAGGCCCGCCCCCATCACCGGGGCCTGCGGCCCGGCCTGCACCTGAGCGGTGGCATAGGGGTTGGAGTACGCCCCCTGCACCGCCTGCGCGGTGGCTGCCTGGTTGGTGTTGATGTTCGCCGTGTCGGCCGTGACGGCCTGGTTCACCAGCCCACGCTGGGTGTTGTACGGCGCAGCGTTGAAGGCCCCGAGACGCTGACCCTGGAAGGCGGGCAGCGGCGTGTAGCCGAGCTGCGGGCCGCGCACGCCGAGCGCCTGGGTGAGGGCGTCGATCATCGCCTGGGTCACGGCGGGCTTGGCTGCACCACCACCGCCGCCACCACCACCGCCGCCGCCACCGCCACTACTGCCGCCAGGACCGCTGGGACCGGGGGCGTTGGCAGCGAAGGAGTTGGTGACAGCGTTGCCGCCGATGCGCATGAGCGAACGGTCGATGGCGTTGGGGGCGTAGGCGCCCGGCGTCCCCGGCGCGGGAGGCGGACGCCAGAGCGACTGGACGAACGGGATGCCCGGCTTCCGGGCACCCTGTGGGCTGTTGTTGCGTCGCTGCTGCTGGTTGCGCGTCTTCGTCGCACCTGTCGCCGGGGCAGTCCAGTTGCTCCACGGATTCGTTGCCATCAGACACCTCCGAGTGACTGGCGTAGCGCCTCGATGTTCTGCGCGGCGTAAGCGATCTCGCGCGCCTTGGCCAGCTGGATGTCAGCCAGGGCACTCGAGTGTTGCGCACCGAGCTGCGTGCCGGTGAGGTCGTACTGGCGCAGTTGGCTGGTGAGATCGTTCTGCGCCGTGCCGTACTGCTGCGTGAAGTCACCGAGGTAGTTCTGCATCGAGCGCTGCATCACGCCCGAGCGCACGTTGCCACCACCGAAGCCACGCTGCCCGAAGCTCGACAGGAAGCTCGGCGTCTGACGCTTGAAGCTCTGACTCATCATGCTCAGGTCGCGGTTGCCGCGCTGCTGAGCAAGGGTGCGAGCGAAGGTGTTCGACGCCAGCTGCGCGGCGTACTGATCGTCGACCCCGCGGCGCTGCTGCTCGTAGTAGCCAGAGTCGACGAGTGCCATCTCAGCCCGCCCGGATGATGTAGGTGACGACCACGAAGGGCTGCAGCATCTCGGCACCTGAGGTGCCGAAGCTGGCCGTATTGGGCGTCGACACCGCCCCCGTCGAGGCCGCTGATGGCTGGCCGCTGGTGGCCTCGCTGGGCTGGCCGCTAGTGGCGTCGCTCGCCGCGCCCGTGGCCCCGGCGTAGCTCGGCACGTTGACCTGGTGGGCGTGCACGGTGTCGTCGTTGCCGGTGAAGCCAGCCACGGTCGTGCCGGTGGCGCTGGCCATCATCACCGAGCCGGTGGTGCCCGGCGTCGAGTTCTGGCGCTGGCTCACGTCGTGGCGGTGACCGGTCAGCGGGTTCGAGGTGTTGAAGGCGGCGTGATCGTGGTTGTTCGTGTGCGTGTGCACATGCTCGTGCGTGTGCGGGTGCTCGTGCGTGTGCGGCATCAGGTGGGTGTGCGGCATCGGGTGGGAGTGAGCGGGCACCGGCACGGTGAAGGTGCCGCCGATCTTGCCGACGGTATTGAGCTCGGTGCGGGTGAGGTCGAGCCCGACCGGGAAGCGCCCGGCCATCTTGGGCAGCAGGAAGGTGGTCGAGTTGCCCCCGAAGCGGGTGCCGATCACGGCGAACAGCTTGGGGTAGGCGGTCGCCGTGACGCCCGAGCCGTCGCAGGCGAGCCACGCCCCGGCCGGTGGTGTCGGCGCCGCCCAGGGCAGGATGATCCCGACCGGCAGGAGGTTGTCGACGTACTGCTTGGTCGCCGCCTGCAGCAGCTGCACCGGGTCGGCCGACAGCAGCAGGGGCTGGGTCATCGCCACCGAGCCGTCGCGGTGGATCAGCTCACCGTTGATGTACTCCTGGATGATCTGGTAGTTCTGCTCGACCGGCACGGCGTCGGCGAGGGCCCCGTTGACGATGTCGTTGGGTAGGACAAGGGTCATTAGTGGAACCTCCGCATGACGTGCTTCAAGACAATGGCGTCGATGCCCCAGCGGGCGCCGGGGGTCATCCCGGTGATGCGTACCTGCAGGGCCTTGCACAGCCCGAAGCTCCCACCGCGCACGATCTTGTTGCCGGTGGCGCGGCCCGCCCCCCACTGCGACCCATCACCCCAGTCGAACTGGCCCCACAGCGTGATGCCCTGGGAGTCGATCTGCATGGTGTGCTGACGACGAGCGTTGACCTCCTCGTAGTCGCGGAAGCTCTGGATGCGCAGCTGGTGGGTGAGCCCGGTGCGGCGGCACACGAAGTCAGGGCGGCGGAAGGACTTCTTACGAGTCGGCCACCCGCCCGTGACCCACGGCGTGCGGTAGATGGTCTCGAAGGGCAGCGCCCCCGGCGTGCCCGTAGCGATGATCTCGTAGCCGTCGCCGGTCAGGATCGCCGGGAAGTCCCACGACGAGCCGGTCGTCGAGCCGAGCACGGAGACGTCGCCGACGAGGTCGTAGGCCTGGTCCTCGATGGCATCGAGCATCACGATCCGCGGCCACTCGGTGTTGCGCAGCACGCCCATCGGGAAGGCCGAGGTGTGGATGTTGGACCCACCAACGAGCGGGCCGAGGCCACCGGCTGCGGACTTGTAGAACATCCAGCAACCGTTCTCGTTGACCGCTGGGTCGAACACGAACACGCCGGTCGAGTCGTCGGCCGGGCCGCTGTAGCTCCACGGCACGGTGACCCACAGCTTGCGCTTCAACCACCCGACCCAGACCTTGTCGTGCTGGGTGATCGTGGCCAGCGAGCGGCGAATCCCGGTCGAGATCTCCTGTGGCTCCTCGCCTGAGTAGGCGTACACCGCGCCGCTGTCGGAGCCCGAGTAGAAGAACACCGCCCGCTCCGAGCGCGTCACGGCCTGCGGGCCCGGCGCCCCGGCGGTGGTCGACTTCTTGACCACCTGCCACGACTCGGCGTCGTATCCGTAGATGGCCCAGACCCCGTCCGGCTTGAACACCAGCAGGTGGTCCTGGAAGCTCATCAAGGCGGTGATCTTCGAGCCCTCGGAGATGATGTCGATGTAGTCGGCCTGGGCCCAGTCGCCCGCGCTGGTCGGGTGCGACCAGCGGATGCGGTTGGGCATCGTCACCCCGTCCTCGACGAGGTTGGCGGTGAACAGGTAGCCCGCGTGCGCCTCGCACAGCTCGGCCTTGGGCATCTTGCCGCCGACCGGGTTGGTGTAGTCGTCGTTCCATCCACCGGCCCCGACCGCTACGAGCGGGGCCGGTGGGGAGATGCCGGTGCGCGTGTAGCCGACGTTGGTGCGACCGCACGCCATGAACAGCGTGTCGCCCATCGAGGCGAAGTCGACCATGTGGCTGTTCGCCGCCACCGGGACGTGCAGATCGGTCAGCGTGGTCGACCCGGCCGAGGCCAGCAGCGTGCCGTTGGCAGCGACGTAGACGACGTCGAGCCCGTCGGACAGGCTATGCATGAAGGCGCGCCGCGGGTCCCACGTCAGCGGGTCGGGCCACAGGTCACCGGCCGACCACTTCATCCAGCCGGGGCGCGAGTAGATCCCGCCGAGGCGATCGACAGCGACGTTGAGCGACTCGGCGGTCTCGTTCTCGGCCAGCTGGAACGGCGAGGCGCGGGTGTTGATGCCGCCCGAGAAGTCGACGAGGTTGATCGGATCGAGGCGGTTGGGCATCAGGGCGCCACCGGGGGATTGGACCAGACCATGTTCGTGGCCCCGGTGTCGCCATAGGGCAGGCCCCCGGCGTAGATCAGCGGCCGGTGATGACGCGGGTTGCAGATGGCGTTGCGCGCTGCGGTGAACCCGGACATGAACCGCTTCATGTAGAGGTCCTCGAGGATCTCGTCTTCCTGCTGGGCGTAGCACAGCGCAATGGCGTAGTGAGCGAGCAGGATGTGCAGCCGCAGATCTGCGTCGACCTCGGCACCGGCTCCGGTGAGCCACCACGACGTCGGCAGGCGGTAGCCGCGCAGGCGCACGGCGCGCTCGACGTTGGGGTTCGGCCACAGCCGCAGCCGCCCACCCCAGATCGTGTAGTACACGGGCGTGGTGACCGTGGCCACCTGGTTGAAGCTGTCCTCGGCTTGCTCGTTGGCGACCTGCACCAAGCGCACCCCGCTGGTGCCGTCGATGACGCTGAACAACCCCGCCGGGTCGCAGTCGCTGGGCAGCTCGATGTCGGCGTCACCGGCTGTCTGGGTGACGTCCCAGCGCGCCTCGAAGCTGGGCCAACGGTTCTCCATCGACATCATCCGCTGATAGGCCTCGATGATGTAGGAGTCGAGCATCGAGCTCGGCAGCTCCTCGTCGTCCATGTCGAGCTGCGTGCGGATGTAGTCCCGCAGCTGCTGCAGGTTCACGGAGCCTCACCGAGGCGATCGTGACGACCCTGGCCCGGAGCGTGGAAGATGCACAGGTCGGTGCCGCGCACGGCGCGGGCCTTGCAGGTGTCGGCCTTGGCCCGGCAGAAGCCATCGCGCGAGATGCGCTTGGGCGGGATGTAGGGGGCGGTCGAGAAGCCCGCCGCGCTGCCGATGGCGGCGTTCTCCTGGGGATGGCCAACGGGTGTCCCGAACAGCGCGTCAGCGGTGACGCGTGCCGCATCGGGATTCTGAGTGGTGCCGTATCGGGACACCTCGCCTGGCTGCATTGGAACTCCTTGTCAGGTGGGAGCGGGGAGGGGGACCC